ACAATGAAACCTGGGGTAAAGACAGAACACTGTATACCTCATCCAAGTGGTTGGGACACTATTTCAAATTAGTTGTCAAGAAAACAATTATAAAAAGATTACTTGATAATTATGACAGACGTGTTTAAATTAGATCTCACCCCAAAATTACAAATCAGGAGATATTATGGATAATCAAGAAGTATTGAAAGCTATAGCTGTCCTCGCAGATAAGGTGAGTCGCTATCATGAACGTTTATTAGCAGTAGAAAGAGATCACAAGAAACACGTTGATGGGTGTTCATGTCAATCTAAACCTCCTAGTATGGGTAGACCTTTAACAGAAGATGAACGAATTTTTGTTCAAGAAAATATGGCAAAACATAAGGCAGCAGCAAATGGACAATAATTGCCCAGCTTGTGGTTGCGATCTAGATAAATGTATTTGTGATGACTATTGTGAAAACTGTGGGGCTTAGTCGTCTTTAGTTTTACCAAACACATCAGGTAATTTTACTACTTTAATTTCTATATTTTTTTCAACATCATCTGATGTTGTATCAGTAGAAGGATTATCAACGTCTTGCTGAGCGTGTTCCTCGGACTCATAATCAGTTCCTGTTTTTTTATTTTTTACTTCCATGTGTACTTCTGGTTGAATAATAGGAAGTTCTTGGCCATCAATAATTTGTTTACCAATCTCTTTTGATTCTTGTACTTTTTTAAATGTCATTATGTTATCTCCATTACACTTACTAAAATTTTAATACCTGCTCCTGTTAAAGTTAAGGTATCTGCTTTTTCTAAAACAATCGGTTGATCTAGGATCTGTAACTGTGCACCGTCAGCCATACTATCCTTATACAATTCAGTAGTTACTGTAGCACTAGAATCTACCGCAGCTACGGTTGTTGTTACTGCACCACCTGATTCATTAGATATATAAATACTTTTAACTAATGTTGTTGTTGGTAGAATAGGAGGAATAGCTCCTTCATTAGCTGTTGGTACGGTGTATACAGTGCCCGAACCTGACTTAGAAAAACTTAAAAATGCATCAGCCAAGGAACCAACTCCTTGCTGTTGACTCGTCTTTTAAATCTTGTTGAAAACCAAAATTTAATTGTTGCGTTATTTGTTCCAGCAATCGTATTAACACATCAAATTGTGATGCTTGATATTCTGGTGTTGCTTGAGGAAATCTTGTTGTACTTATTTTAGCCATTATCTACCTCCATCTGGTTGAACATCTAATCGTAATGTACCATAACGCCAGTTATCACCTGTAGCATCACTTTCGATCTTTATATTTGCTTGTCTTCCTCTACCTCTTAAATCAAATTTATCTGTTGTCGAGACAATTGTTCTCGTTACTGTTGTAGGTGTTGTAGAACTAGGATATGTCTTAAATTTTAACGTAAGATCTACAGATCCAGTTAGTCCTTTAAAGTTAGGTATCCCTCTTCCTATATGTAAAAATGGTTGACCGTCTGCAATATCAAAATCACCTGACTCAATAAACGCATTAATAGCAGCACTTACATCATTAGTTCCTGTTTCTTGTTGATAGATATTAGAAGCTCCTGCTGTTACACCTAAAACTACAGGTGTTGTACCAACGTTTGTTGTAGAATAATAACCAGCATATGGTTTTTCATACACACCATAATCAGTCCATGCTGTTCTTGCTAAACTTCCAACAGACCAGCAATCTTCTAAATAATTATAGGTAACAAAACGATCTATTTGTTGTGCGTTTCCACTACAATAAAACCACGTTACTTCATTAAACTCTGAGTTAACGGCTGCATATGTTTCTGGTTGCTGTGTAATATTAAAATCTTCAAAAACATAATCTTGTACACTACAAGGCATTTTAGAAATAGCACCATCAAATTTATAGAAAGAATTTTGTGACATCCAAAAAGCCGTACCGTTGACATCAACAGCAGAGTGTTGTGATACCGCTCCACAGTTAGCCCCTATTTGTGATAAGCTAAATGTAAAAGGTGCACCAACAAATTGTAGTGCATGTAAACTTGTATCTGTCCAAACCAATACAGCATTACGAGAACGAATAGCATCCATAATTTTTGATCCGTCTTGTATTCTAAAAGAACCTGCGGTGTTTGTTGCTGTTGGTGTCCATGTATTGTAATCTTCTTGGGAAGAAAAACGTAAAAATAAATCATCAGCCGTAGAGGTAGATCCTATAACTGTCTCTGTTCCAAATAAAAAGACATGTCTATCAGGCATAGATATTAAATTAAATCTAGATTTACTTGGTGCATTACTAACAACTGCAGCTCTGTTACTTGTTAGACCTGATGATGTATTCCATACATACGTTGCCCCATTAGAAACAGTAGCTAATAAATCTTCACCAAAGTTATCAAGAGCCCAGTTACGTCCATTAATCGTAACAGTAGATGTTGATCTTGGTGTATTCCATGTGCTTGTATTCCATGTTCCTGTACCCCATCCATAACCATAAGCAGACTCTGATAAGCCTACATTAATTTGATACGTAGCTGTTACTGTTCCGCCTCCATTACCTGTTGCGTCAGCCGTGCTCCCTGTGTACGTAATCGTGTATGTATTAGGATCAATATATGTTGTTATCTCAAATTCTTTGTTCATGTCTAAACTAGCCGTCGTCGATGCTCCACTAAATGTTACAAAATCTCCAGCTTGTGCACCGTGTGCATTATCTGTTACTGTAATTACTGCACTACTAGATACTGTTGCAAAAGGATTACTTAGTCCTGCTTGCGTTGCTCTGATAGGTGTAATGTCATAAGCTGCACCTTCTGAGTAAATATATAATTTTCTATCGGTGCCGAGGGCCGTGTACCGTATGCCGTCTAAATCTGTCCATGCATGCATGTCACGAATAACACCAATTAATTTGTCACTAATAAGTTCTACCCATCCACCAATCTTCTCTGGTAAGCCATAACGAAAGCGTACCATATCAGAATCTGTCCAACGTCCTGCCGCTCCGTATTCCGTATCTTGTTTATCAATGCCAGGGGCAAATGCTATTTTTGTTAAAGGCATTATGTAATCCTCATAAATCTATAATTAACTTCACCTGCGCCACCATCTCCACCACTTGAAGATCCAGGTTCGGTTCCACCGCCACCGCCACCGCCACCACGAGAGCCGTCTCCACCTGCTGTACTACCGTTTGATCCGCTTGTACCACCTGTCCCTGCAAAACCATTGTAAGAAGCACCACCAACACCGCCACCAATAGTACAGTTATCACCACCACAGTTTCCAGGATTAGTTCCTGCTACTCCTGCTCCTGCTGAATTAAAAGAATTTGCAGGTCCTGAATTAAATGTTGTTATGTTAAGTCCATCGGTTGTTGTTCCTGATGTAAGTCTAGTGGCTAATGTTCCAAGACTTCCTCCTGTGCTTGCACTGTTACTACGAAGAGGGCCTTGCACACCGCCTCCTGATACGGAAGCAGATCCACCGCCATTTAATGTTAAAAGAGGTCCTGTTGTAGAACCCGTAACTGTTGTATTACCACCAGCTCCTGATGTTCCAGAGTACACGCCTGTTCCTTTTCCTCCAGCCGTTCCTGCTGTTATAGATAGTGTCTCACCTGCGGTCACACTAAATACAACATCTGATAAATACGCTCCTGAAGCTCCTGCTGGTCCAGCAGACTCACCACCTGCTTTATCATAATCTGCTCCTCGCATACCGCCAGATCCACCGCCAACAGCATATTGAAAATGTATAGCGTTTGCTCCTGACGGAACAGCTACACTACCTGTTGTTTGCGAAAAAGATGTTGTGTTAAATAAAGTATAGAACTCTTCCCAAGCTCCACTTTGTTTTATGTAACCATTTAAAATAGTTTTGTTGGTATAGGAAGTAGCGTCTCTTACAAAAAGTTCTGATGTTTCACGCCACGTACCGCCTGATCTAACGTAAATTGGCATGGCTTATTACGAATATTTATACCAAACGTCTCCATCAGATCCGCCTGAAGGGGAAGAGGTACTAACTGTTCGTGCTCCGTTAGCGTTGGTTCCTGCACTAGCAGAAAAAAATCCTTGTACATCAACACCAATTTCTACACCTAAATTATCTCTTGATGTTGTTAAAGAAGCAACGTCACTTAAATTACTAGCTTCTTGCATTACACCAGTAATAGCTGTTCCTGAAAATTTATATTTAATTGATTCGTATGTAGGCATATTATTTCTCCGTTAATTTCCAACCATAAGTTGCACCTGAGTACACTAATGAAAAAGCTGCACCTTCGGTAGCTACTGTTAGGTCTGATGTTTGACCATCTATCTTTAAACTGTTTCTTCCAACGGTTAAATTATTTGTATCAAACGAATTAGCAACGTCAACAAATCTTACCTCGTCTCCTGTTGCAGGAGCAGCGGGTAATGTTATGGTGACAACGCCACTTGATGTATCAACAAATAATTTATCACCTGGAAAAGCTGTATAGGTTCCCGTCTTTGTTAGCCAATCAGTTCCTGATGTTTGTAAATTAAACCAGTTTGTGCCATCGGTTGCTAAAAATACACTCGTGCTTGGTTGTATAACATAAGTATTACCAGATGCACCAAGGCGCATCGTAATAGTATATGTTGCACTATTGTTTCGTAAAAAATATGTTTTTTGTCCAGCAGCTACTTGAATAATAAAATTAGATCCGTGTCCTGTAAAGACAATAGCTGATTGTCTGTTTTCATTATCTGCTTGTGCTGAACTAATAGTATTAGCAACAGTAAGAGTATAAGGGCTAGAAGCGGACGATAAGTTTTTTGTATATACGCCTGCAATAGAATATTCTAAGCCATACTGTAGGTTATTATTGGTAGTATTACCCCAAGCATTAGCTTGATCACCAGACCCTATAAGTTCTAGTTGTAATAATGATGAATATGTTGATGTCATTATGCTGCGTCCTTCCAATCTATTGTAACAGAATCATCAACTTCTGTCCACGTTGTTGTAACAGAATCATCAACTTCCGTCCATGCATAAACGGCTGTAGCGTCTGATAAAGCCATCGTCATTCCAAAACCTGTCACATTAACATCACCGTTTAATTGAACGCTAATATCACCTAAGTCCATGGACATTAACGTCAATGGTGTCAATACAGGATTTGCATCACTGGTAACGGTTATGCCACTATTATTTAAAGTTGTACTTAGACCAAATCCTGTAAGTGTAATATTAATATTTTGTACACCTTCAACAGTTACGGTGCCGAGAGCCGTGGATATTTCTTCGCCAGCAGGCTGTGGATTTGTACTACTAAAGTATGTTGGATTACCAAGCGTGGTAGTTAAACCAAATCCTGTGACACTAATATTAGGAGAGTCAACAACAATGGCTTCATTACCAAGGGCCGTGCTAAGTGCTTGACCAACAACGGTTACCTCTGCATTACCACCTGCGGATACACCTGATCCACCAAGCGTGACAGAAGCGGATACACCTGTAACATTAACATTAGGATTAGCAATCGCTACAACGCTTGCTGTACCGAGAGCCGAGCTTAGTGATACACCTGTAACGGCAATTTCGACATCACTTATTCCTTGTGAGGAAAAAGCTGCCTCAGCGAATGAAGAGGCTGCGAAGGTCATTAGAGTTTATCCATCTCCGTTTTCACAGCACTCCAACTGAGTTCTGAATGAGGACAAGTAGTACTTAAAACAGCTTGATCTCCATTAGTTGAAACTACCCACTCTATTTTATTAAAATCTTCTTCTGTTAAAATATCTCCTATTATTTTAAAATCTGCTGTTTCTTTTAATATATTTATAGCTTTAACTATTTTTCTACTATTTTCCATTATGCTAGTATCTCCATTAATGTAAGCATTGAAGCTGAACTGTCATCTTGTGCATAAATTGTTCTTGAGTTAGCTGTTGAATCAACAAGTTTAGCTTGAATTTTATATGTTACTGCCGAAGTTGTATTTGGAGAAGATAAATAAGTTAATGGAGCTATTTGATACACACCTGCACCTCCTGTATTATCTACCCCAACAGAGTGACCTATTGCTCTATTCCATTCATAATGAGTAGAACCATCTTTATTTATATTATATCTTGCTATTATTTGTGCATTTGTTGCTATAACTGGTGATCCTTGAACAGTAGCCATTATTAATATTTTACTGCTAGTTGCACTTGGAGTAATTGCTTGGCTTAAACCAATATCAACATAAGAAGTAGATTGTATAGTTACACCAGAAGTAGTTATTGCTTGTAAAACTTGACCAACCTTACCAGGAGCAAAGCTTGTAGCACCTGTACCACCATTACCTGTAGCAAGCGTACCTGTAACTTGACTTGAAAGGTTTAAGTCACCTGTAGTATTGGTAGCTAAGTTAATTGATTGATTAAGTCCTAGTCTAGTTAGTGCCATTATGGTTTACTCCATACGCTGTTTGTTAAGTTGCCATCAGAATCTCTTGCTAATAGTGCATCATACGCTGCCTCATTCGTGTGGTTGGCAGGCAAGTCTCTAAGAGTCTGCCTCCACGTCTTAACGTTATCAGGCATCGTTACATCAGAGTTAGCAAGGTAATCTGTTTCAATTAGTTTTTCTAATCTTAATTTTTTTACTGCTTCTAATTTTTTTGGAACAATATTATCATTATAAATTTTCATTCTTGCATCATAATCAGCTTGTTCTTCGGCTGTATAATCACGAAAAGTTTTAGTTGTTGCATCAAAAGATTTACTCATGTATTTTTTACTCCATAAACATTCATTCTTACATAATCCCAAGATGTGTTACATTCTATTTGTAATCCACCTCCACTTAAATCTGTATCCTCTGCATAAAATGCACCGATGCTTTGTGAATACCAACCACCATTACCTGAGTTATAAGCATTGTAACAAATTTGACCTTGAAGCCCAGGTCTAAAATTACTTGGATTTATACGAGGATATAATGTTAAATCAAAATATATATTTCTGCCATAACTACCACCATGAAAGTCATCTAATAACTTTACATCACTCTCACTCATTTTTTGAAAACCAATAGTTCCACCACTATCATCTGTATTGGAATATCTTCCATATCCTGAATAACCATAACTAGATGCATATTGTTCTGCATTAGAACTATTAAGCCATCTAAAATAAACCTCTGCTTGTTGATTGCTTCCAACATTTGCCGTGCCAATTACTTTGTATTGGTCATAATCAGATGAAAAAACTTGTGTAAATTGTATTTTTTGTGATGTACCTAAATCTTGGTCAATACTTCCAAGACGAACATAATCACCACTAGGTAAATATTGTTTCTCTACATACTTTAATGCACCACTTGCTGCACTATCTGAGATTAAAAACTTATCTGCATCTACTAAAGAGGTTTTAGCAGATTGACCTGTAATG